CTGGTCATGGATTTTCTTTTCCATCTTCTTAGCTGCAATCATAGCTGGGTGGAACGATACAGTAGATGGTGTAGTGCCATCACCCTCAATAATCTTATCAGATACAGACTCTAACTTACCACTCAAACCAGCCATACGTGCCTGTAAGTCCATAAGGGTCTCACCAGGTTTTAGAGAAGTATCACCATTGATAAGATAAGAACTAGAAGGTTTATCTTCAGTAACAGGTTTAAGTGCATCACCTGCAGCTTGAGCTTTAGGATCTATATTAACGTGTACTGCTTCTGCTACACCATCAGGTAATACAGAAGGGTTAACAGATAGTGGGAACTTGTTGTTACCAAATAGTACATCTACAATCTGACCATATGCAGCAAGTGTCTTAGTCTTAGTAACCTTAACAAATACACGTGACTTCTCAGTGTCGGTAAACTGTACATCCTTGCCGTATAAGCCCCTATAGTTTCGGTAAGCTTTTAACCAGCGTTGTTCATCAGCATAACGTGCATCCTCTGCTCGTTTGTATCGCTCCTGTACAAAAGCTACTACACTATCCTTTTGTTCAAAGATACTATCCGTACTGTCTTCTGCAGCTACGACTTCATCTGTTTCAAACATTTCTTCTTGTTCTGCCATTTATTAATACCCGAATGTTGTATCACTAGCTTGAAAGCCTGTGCGTTGTGTTGCTGGGTTGAAATCCCAAATGCTGCTGCGTGGACGTGTCATAACACCATAACGTAAAGCATCGTATAAGTGATCCTCTGCGTGAGTGTCTACATCTTCTGGATTTCTTTTATCCAAAGGAATACTTGGTATCTGCGCTATAGTGTTTGTGCAGTTGTTCATAAATACTAACCTAGGCTTCTCAGTAAACTCATCAACCTGTAACCGCCTATGTATTTCGTTTTTACCTGCGACACGCGAACCCCTAGAGCGATCAGATGGTCGCCAACGACAACCCTTCATAATCATTTGCTCAGCTAGTGATGGTCCCGTGTCGCCACGGTTGTGCCACAAAGAAGAGTCTAGCACCCCGTATCTCATACCACCATCTTGTTTCTCTAAGTCTAAAATCATATCAGCTAGATCTGTAGCTGTAACCTTAGAACAATATAACTCTCTGTAAACAATGAGTTGCTCGTCTGGTGCAACAGCAAACCAGATAACTCCTGTATAAGATCCGTAGCCGTAGTCACAAGCTCTAAACTTAGCCCAGCTTTCGGGAACTTCAAAAGCGTCAATGACATGTTTGGTTCTGTCAAACTCTGGGAAAGCGGCTCCATCGTTAATATCCCAGTTACCTTCTAAGAGTTGTTTTCTTTGATGCTCTGGTAGTGACAATAGCATTGCTTCATAGTCACCTGCCTCAGCAAGATATGGGTTGTCAAATAAGGATGCAGGTATAAACCTACGTTTGAACAAAGGTTGCCCTGACTTACTGTGTCCCTCAGGGTATGTAATAGTATCTCCTGTTTCAACATTAGTAGCCCAGAACGGCTCGTTAGATGGCGCAGGATCAATAAACATTTTCTTAACCCACTGATGACCACTGCCACCTGGGTTGGTAGTAGCCCTCATGTACAAACCTAAGTGCTGGGCTGAACTACGTAAACGTGATCTCATATAATCCCAAGCGTAAGGACTAGACCATTGTGTAAGTTCGTCAAAGCCTATCCAGTTAAAAGCCTGTCCTTGGTATCTTGTAACGTCTGTGTCTTTATCCAAGTAAGACATCCAGAGTCTACCACCCTTAGGTGAAGTCCACTGTGATTTACGCTCAGACCATTTGATACCAGGTATAGCACGTGGATATAACTCTTGACTCTTCTGTATTAACTCCCTAAGTTCTTCCGTAGTATGACGTACAAGCAATCCTGAGAAGTTAGGATCGTTTAGTCCGTGTAGAGGGTCTGCAAGCATGGCATAACTTTTACCTCCACCAGCTGCTCCTCCATATAGTACTTCTCTCTCTGACGAACTCAGAAACGAAGTCTGGGGGCCAGGGTTAGGCTTGAACACTATATCTTGTGCTAACTCCTCATCATATGCAGGAGCAACCGCCTGTGCTGGAACAGTCTCTCTAGGAGTAACTACTTGTTCAGCTACCTGTACCTGAGTCTGCGTAGGCTCCAACACCTTGGGTTTCAAGTTTTTCGATTTCCTCAAGGGTTTCTTCGAGCCACTTGGCAAGCTTGCGTTTAATAGCAGATGCTTTTCTACGTCTTTGCTCAACTTCGATTCTCTTCTTTAGTCCCATATGTGATATGTAACGACCAGTTTCTTTGCTCAGCCACTGTGCTACTGCACGATAACTATACTGCTTGAGGTGTCTCTTTGCAAGCTCTAATGCTTCAAGCTCCAGACGGACAGGTATCAGAAGCCTATCATTGTCTGGAGCTAGGACATACCCCCATGGTATCTTTGAGGTTACACGTACTATTGTGTGCCATTCTTTTTCGTTGCCTTTGGTTGGCTTTGGTAATTGCCAGAATCCTAGGTCTCTTGTTGGAATACTTATTCGTTTGTGCCTTCTTTTGGTGGTAGATAGAAGATGCCACCACTTGATGTGACATCTACTTTATCTACTTTACCAAGTCCAGCGCGGTCTAGCAAGTCTTTTGCTGCAACCATTTTTTCTTTTATGCCTAGCTCAGTAGGATCAGAAAGAGCACCTACCATAGCAACTGCAGCTTTAGGGGCAGTACGGGCAAAATAGGTACGAGTCTTCTCGCCTATCTCATCCTTTAGGGATTCAACAATAGCTGTAGTGCTGCTGTTGTCCCCGTAACCTGCCAACCTTTTAGCTGCAACAGCATCACCGTTAGCTTCATCGAATAATACTTCAAGAAACTTGTTTTGTTTTTCGGTTAGATTTCTCGCCATATATATGCTCTCTTATCTCTCCACGGCTAATGCCTATGTCGTGTAAGTCTCTGTCACTCATATTGTTAAGTAACCAAAGATCTGCTCTTGCTTGTTGTGTTCTTTGTACAGCCCTAAAGCCACGTTGTAAAAAGTTTAGCATCACTATCTCCTTTGTTTGTGTGCGGAGATAGTTATACTTATTTAGTGGTAACTTAGTACCTCTGTTTATGCATACCCGTTAACCTACAGGTATAAAGGTTTCAGTTACTGTAACAATAGTATCAATGTGACCAGCACTAGAAGGGGTTACCTGTATTTTATCCCCTGCTTGAAGTACTAGATCTATATTGCTATGAGTAACGGATTCATCGTGAGAAATACTCTTATCGTTTAAAAACTTTGAGGTATAGTTATCAGCGGCTACGTACCAAGTTATATCAACTGTGTTAGTTCCACTACTTTGACCATTAACTACATGGATAAAAGTTACTTCAGAAACACAGTTAGCTGGACAAACATATACATCTTCTATGCTTGTACCAGTATTGTGACCGTATACAGAACGCATACGTGAGGATTTGCCCTGATTAAATAAGCTCATTACTCATCAATCCACGCTTCATTCTCTGGCGTATTAGGATCATCCTTAACGTAGTGACCTTTAGCTGTACGAGCACGTTTCTTACCCTCAGGAGCTTTAGCCTTTTTCTTAGGCTTAGACACCTCAGCAACTCTACAAATATCTGTTACGTTTGGATCATTACAAAAAGCATTGCCAAATCTATCTTCCATAGCAGCTTGGTTACCACGCTCATCCCATACACAACCATCTACATCTACTGTGTAGCCATGCTTAGCTAGAGCAGATTTATATTTTTCATAAACCTTCATCTACTTACTCTTCATAGGTCTAGACGCTGGATTAGATGCACCGCACATACCGCCTCTATTCATTTTCATGGGCTTCTTAACTGATCCACCATAGCTGTAACCCATCTTCTTAGCTACAGCTGGTGCTTTTTTCTTAAGAGCTTTCATACCTTTATTCATTTTAGTCATACCACCCTTGTTATAGTCACCGCCAAAATGGTTGTCTACGATTTCTAACAACTCACCTTTTGTTATATTTTTAAAATCGAAATCATCATCAGAATAACCCATGTCATCACGAACTAAAGATACTAATTTTTTCCTACTTAAAGCTTTAAAACTTTTAGGTGGCGTATTAATTCCAGAACCCATTATACAATCCTTTTCTTTGCTTTTTTCTTTGCTGTTGCACTCAACTCATTTAGGTGAAACAGTTTCTTACTATTCTTACCATGTGTTTTGCCAGAATGCATATCACCATTAGGCATCTTATGCATACCGCCCTTATGTTCAGTACCATCTCTGAAATAGTGTGGAACACCTTTTGCCATTACGTTGTCCTTTTTCTACCAGAAGCAGTAGTAGACCACTTAACCTTAGCAGGTCCTGTCTTCTTAGCCGCTTCCTTCTTACTTATTTTGCTCGCCACTTTTTTGGGACGACACGCAGGATAAGGTCTACCACTTTCTGAAGTACCCGACCTACCACATTTTTTACCTGTTTTAACATCTGTCCATTCCTCTCCAAACCATTTACCTAAACCACCTTTAGAAAAACCTCTACGCCCTACAAGAACGTGTTGACTACGTGACCTTGTTTTTCGTTGTGCCACTATATTTACCCCCAGCTTTTTTATACTCCTTAGTAAGCCAAGCAGATGCATAAGCGCTGGGCCATACTTTAAACTTTTTCTTAGCCAGAGCTTTCTTCTGGTTATACAATTTCGTGTTCGTAGGTCTGGGTGCTGCCATTACCATTTCACCTTGTTTGCCCAGTAAGCCGCTGATAGCTTACCTTTCTTAATATTCTTAGCATGTCTAGCCTTGAAACTTGCACGTTTCTTCTTCATCCTATCAGATTCCCCAGCCTTAGGTTTACCTGCTGTAGATGCACCCTGCTCACCAAAGCGAATCATCTTAATAGTATCGCCTTCTTTAGCTAACACTACGTGAGATTTAGTAGGATGTTTAGGTGTACGTTTGGGTTTGTTATAACCTTCAAACTTCTCGCCTCTGTATTCAATAGCCATTATAAAGGGTTATCCGCTAATTCGTCATAGGCTTTCCAAATATCATCTACTTCAGTTTGTA